TGTCCATAGACTCCAACCAAGTCTCTATCTTTTTCTTTCCTAAAGGTCTTTGACGTATTCCTTCTGTAAATGTATCATCAACTGACAGCACATTTGGAACTCCATCACTCGTATCACCTTTTAGTATGTGTGTTCTTATATAGGTGTCTGGATTATGTCCAGTTATGTGTTTCTTTACAATAGGACTATATTGATGTACATTATTGTATTTGTGTAATTGTATAAAATCTTTATCACCAGATACAATCATAATTGGTTCACTCTCTTTTTTACATAGTGTTCCAATAATGTCATCAGCCTCTGCACCATATACCTCTAAGTATTTGTATGGTAGATTTTCTTTGAACTCTGCCTTAATCATATTCAAAGCACCAAAGATATTATCCCAATCTTTTAAATCTTTCTCTCTACTTTTTCTACGACTGGCTTTATATTGTGGGAAGAAATCTCTCCTCCAATAGTGTCTTGAGTCATATGTAAGTACTACTTCTCCATACTTCTCTTTAAACATATTTCTATATAAACGAACAGAATTAAGAATCATGTGTCTTACCATATCCTCATCAACTGTTTTTTGTTTAGTCATATTCAAATGCATCATCAGACTTGCTACTGAGATTTGATTCATATCAATTATTATCACTTTAAAGTACTCTTCCTTTGGTTGGTTTCCAGTATGCATTAAAACTCATACTTCGTCTTTCTCCATCACAATAGAATGGATACACACTATGTTTTAAATATGAAGGGAATAATAGTATCATTCCTACTTCTGGTTTACACATGAGAGTATCACTCCTCATGTCTTGAGCTTCTCCGTATGAAAATTCAAGTAATCCACTTGCTGGATAATGGTCTTGTGTTTCTTTTACAAAATGGTTTTCCATACCATCTGGTATCTTTAGATAGATAACTGCCGAGAAGTGACCACTATGTTTATGCCATGGGTTGTATTCATTCTTGTATTGACTTACAATCCAACTTTGGGAAATATTAATATTTTCTTCTTTTGGAATTGCATTACCAGATGCTTTATTCCATTCATAAGACCTACCCCATTCTTGCATTTGTTTTAAATATTCTTTACAATACATTCTCATCATAGATAAACAATACGTAGCATCATCTGGATTTTGTATTGGTATTCCAACTTCTTTAAATACTTTACCCACAAGACTTTGTGAAAAATCATACTTCTTAGATAAACCATCATCTGCCAAAACTTCATCACCAATATTATTAACAATATCAAGAAATCTCTTTGGTACTTTTGATTCTAATATTGTTGGACTAAAAGTTTGTTTCCAATTTAATTCAATACCTTCGGTTTTAACGGTAGTTTGGTTATGTGTTGTTGTTGCACCTTTACCACCCATATTCATTGTAGCTCTTGAGTTAGTTTTTCTTCTTCTATTTATTGTCATCATCTTCTCCAATCATATCTCGTAACTCTTTTTCTGTAAATTGAATGAATGAACCTTTTGTTTTGTCCATAAGATTTCCCATAATAGAATGTAATGGATGTTTAAGCCCTATATCTTTAAAAATTATACTTTTACAACATTCACTTATAAATCCAATATCACGAATAAAATTAGAGTCTTCAAGTTGAAACCCATTTTCTCCCATTGTATGAATCATCTGCACCATAAGGTGTTCAGTTAAGTCTTCTGCAAATAATAAATCTTCTTGC